CTGGACGATGGGTTAACTCCGATTCGTCCAGAACGGCTCCGTTTTTTACTTTCCACATCTGGTTTGCAGTTCTGGAAAGGTTGTCCATTTGTACGTTTCGCTGGTCCCTCTGCTCAAGGTAAAGGGACTCGCAATATTCAATATCACCCTGGCCGTAAAACTCTCCTACACATGAGTTTATGCGGAAGTCTACGTAGGGAAGGCGGCCATGGTTGAACGGGGTAGGCTCTGCGAGAAGAATAACAGGGTCTTTAACATCCACTGCGGATGAATTGCCGACTGCAAGTACAGCATGAATTAACTGAGTTTTAGAATTCTCGGAGAGCCGCCCGTTCTTCCATCCGGTAGCGAGATACCCCCAGTAGTCAACCACGTGGACTTTGCCACGCTCAAGGTATGGCGACTTCTGGTTGTCGGTGATCCCGATTTCGTCTAACTTCTCTGTGACATTGATATTAACGTCGTCGTCCATGTCTTCGCCAAGAATCATGGCGACGTTCTTTTTCATGTATCCTGGGTACGCCTTGGAGAGTTCGAGCAACCTGTCAGGAGAAATCCATTGGTCCTCTCCGGCGAACCTGGCGTTTTCTATCGTATTTGCGTTCGGGTCTACGAAGAAATTCAGCAGATCAATTGGATACCCGGATGGGTTGTTTGCAACCTCGACGGGGATAAGCCGTTCCTCGAACTTGCCGTACTCAGGCTCCCCGGTAGCCGGGTTAATCATCGGTATTTTCTGTGTCTGGTATTCCCTGCGCCAGTCCCAATACACCTTGTAGATTGATGTACCGAATATGAGCAGGTTGCGTATAAGCTGCTCCATATCCTCGTAGGTGCGGAATGACTCGCGGAAATGGTAGTTCAGCATCTCCCTGACAGCGGATGCCGATAGCTGCCCGGTCTGTGTCTTTCCAAGGACTTCAACGAAGTCGCCTGACTCGAAGATCATGTCCAGCAGGAAGGCGGTCTGTACCTCTACGTTGGCGTAAGCCGATGGTATGGCAAGGTTTGACTCATAGGGGTACTCGGCCCTGTCGATCCAGTTCTTGTAAAGTACATAGAACCTGAGCCAGTCGGCCTTGCGGGTGTCGCGGAATTCTCGACCCCACTTGATGTCTTGAGATATGAGCCTTGCAAGCTCTTTCTCTGGAAAGTTTTTCAACCGCTGGCCCCCTGAATGGTCAGCAGTCGGCAGTTATTTAAAGACCCAGTGTGCCAATTTTGCACACATTAAATAAGGCTGTATCATATCTTGATACATGTGTCAAATATTTATTTATTTTTTTATTCACCCAACCATATTTTACGGGACATGTCGTTCATCATTTCACGAAGACCGTAGTCTACATCGCGCCGTAGTTGTATATGGCGTATATAGTTATCATCTTTAAGAAAAATATCTGGAACTGGGAATGGTGTATTGGGGTTCCAAATATCCCACTCTTTCATTTGCGCTTGGATTATTGAATCATCTGGAACATAAATGACGCACCCATTACACAGATATGGTGTTGCCACGACTCCTCCTATTCATATCCACCAGCACTATACCCATACCCCGTCTGATGGTTTGCTCTCCCGCCGAGCGTTCGCGGGGGCCGCCTGTACTGATTCCCCTTGTTTTTAAGGATAACTGGCGGCTTCAGAATCTCTATTGCATCCGTCAAGGTGTCCATGAAGTCGTCGTACCTACCTGACGGCCATTCCCCGAGTTCCCGAAGAATGATCTCTTTTTCAGGCTCTTCCATCCTAATAAGGATCTTGCCCATATTGAGATATCCGGCAACTCTCTCCTGCCTGCCGCCCTCGCCCTTCTTCCTGATGGAAGGATCTCGCGTGATCTCGATGATGTTCACATTCAGCGTTTCGTCCTTTATCTTCTTATCCAATAACTGAATAAGCCATTTGGACAACGCCACCCTCTCAACTCCTATGTCCCTGATATTGTGTAGCTTGTGCATGTTGACTATCTCATCAACAATCTCGTCAACCTCAAGCCACTTTCTACTTACGTCCAGAACGTATATATTGCTCTGATGGTCTATGGCAAAGGCGCTTATGACCGTTGGGTCGCCCTTCGCCTTGTTTGTGGAGCTTGCAGGATCAACCGTTATACATTTGTTTAACGGCGTTACTATCTTTATTTCCTCGTCATATTCCCTAACCTTTGATGGGTCCATGACTTCCTGCCCCTTGACGACCGGGGTACACATATATTGACAGGCGAAATCGAAGCCAGACATGGACTCCCTGCGGTCGTCTATCCTGTTCTGATCCCACTCTTCCGGGAAAAGGATGAAATGCTTCTTCTCTCCCGTTTCCTCGTCTTCTTCATTCCACTCGATTGATCTATGGAACAGCTTCCATGTTCTGTCAAACCCAGGCAACCTCTGTATTCTGGAATATGTATCGTCGAAATGCCACGGCGTTCCGAACACATGCTGCCATGGTACGCCTGTTTCGCTCATCTGCTTAATCATGGACATGCAAAGCGTATATGATCTATACGTCTTATCGCGCAACTCTGGCGTGGCGGCGTTCTTGTCTGTCACCACATCGTCGAAGTCGAACCTTGTAAAGTGCGAGGACACAAGCCCCTTATCAATACTATTTGCTGAAATGGTAGGTTGCCGTAGAAACAACTTCTTTCGAGCAGGTGTTGTGAATTTTAGACTTGTGCCCTCTTCTTTTTTCGTATTTACGGCGTGGGCTTTATTTAGATCCCTGAACTTCTCATTATAAAGGAAATGGCTCTTCATTTCGTTTAAGACTTCCTTTGCCTTGTCCTCAACGTGCATCATCCCTGCTATTTCTACATCAGGGTCATTCAGGATGTTTCTTATATTTCCGGTGATATTCAGGAAGGTTGTTTTGTAATGCTGGCGCGGCACAAGGATTAGAAGATTATAATAGAAATTCGCATCAAACCAGTCACATAGTTCCCTGTGAAACTTTCCGGCCTTGTCATACCCAAGGATGTATTTGCCGAGATAGAACGTGGACGCCATGCCAAGAATAGTCTCAACCTCAGGCATGAACCGTAGTTGTTCCCCCTCGTCCATTGCATTGAATAAGGTCGGCAACTCCCCTCTCTGCCAGAGTTTCAGAACTTGATCTTTAGATACGTCGATAAGTCACTCTTTCTCAAGGGTCGCAAGCGCGTCCCTAATTGCCTGTATTGCAGCAGACTTGCTGCCATAACCTGTCCAATCGCCCTCCTCGGCCCAATTTATCATCATCTCCCCAACGCATTTGATGGTGCGCCCCATGCCATAAAGAAAGATTTGCTCGTCGTGTTTAAATCTATCATCGGAAACGGACACGGCCTTGCGGTCTTTAAAAGTCCACGTTTCTCCATTTGTAATAGGGTCCTTGATGGGCATCACGCAGGAGAAGCCGAAGTCATAATATCTCGCTGTATACGGCCTATCGATTACAGCCTCAACCCTCGGCTGAACATGTATTTTTAGTACCATCACTTACTCCAATCAATATCGCCGAACCTCTTCCTATACGCCTCGGTAGGATAGAAGTAAAGCCTGTAGATTCCCTGGTTATGGCGCTTGTCCTCCTCGTCCCAGTCCTTGGAGTCAGCCCAAAGCTAAAACCACCATGCTCCTCAATACCATCTACGTCATCACTTACTTCTTCTTCTTCTTGGCGGGTGTCTTTAATGTTTCTGAAAAAGCCTCTGCCCTTTTTCGCATCTTTGCAGCATCGGCGTTGAGCTTCGCGGACCTTTTCATCGCGTCATCGATGTCAGCCCTCATTGCCTTGGCTGCCCTTGTTAATTCAGCAGCCTCTCTCGCGGGACGGCTTAATTCCTCAAGTTTTCTTGATGCCTTTTCTTTTCTGGCAGCACTTGCATTTTTGATCTTTAAGATATCAGCCTTAGTTGGTTTCATCGACATTTCTATTTACTCCAATCAATCAATTCAAATCTATCCTTGTATTTCTTTGTTGGATAGAAGTAAAGCCTGTAGACGCCCATGTTATGGCGCTTGTCTTCCTCGTCCCAGTCCTTGGCATCCGCCCACAACGGAGAATCCTTGTTCGTCTTGACATCGGCGGTGTTCATGCCCTTCTCGCATATAGCGTCATATTTCTTGACAAGGGCCTCTGTCTCGTTGCCGCTATGCGTCTTTGAAAGGTGTTTTGCTATTTTGCTTGCCATATAACATCTCCACGGCATCTATAGCCTGTGCGCACGTATCATGATTCTTTGTAAACAATGTGACAAATTCATCTATCTCTTGCCTATTGGCCTTCTCGGGCCATAGGCCCTGATTGCGCATCATAAGTATCTTGTACGCTGCCCTATATGACGCCTTCCTCATGCGAACAAATGTTTCGCATTGTCGCTTGAAATTCTCATTCATCATTAAAGAAGTCCCAGTGGCACACTCGCCAATATCAGGAATCTTTGCTATTTTGCTCATCTTTTTTTCCCTTTGGGAGAAAGTTGTCCTGGAGCCATTCTGCAAACTCAATCGCTGTTTTGGGACTCATGGAGACATCCTGAATATAAAGATTCCCGGCGCTGTTAATCCATGCCGTCGCGTCCTTTATGTCCCTATTTTCTGGGAAGCAAATTTTAGTCATAACAAATAACTCGACGCGGCTCTTCCCCTCCCTCTCAAGCAATTCCTCGATGCCCACCTTCAATGTGTCTTGTGCTTTTTCTTCTGTCATGATTCGTATTCCCAAATCTGCACATAGCTTACTGGCTCTAGCGGGTCTTCAATATTGTACCACTTAACGTCATCTGGGCACGGTCGAGAATTTTTTAAAAGGTTCGAAATCGCAGAACTATTCGGATTAAGTTCATAGATCACATCTCTATGAAGGGCAAGGTGCCTTTCGTGGCTCTCTGCGCTAACCGGTACAGGCTCTATGCAATAAGACGGGACAGATTCTTCCTTCTCAGGCGCAGAGACACAGCCCGTAGCCACAGCAACGCCACCGCCCATCAACGCGCCGACAGTCTTTAGAAATGATCGTCT